GCTTTGAAGAAGGGTTCTTTCTCATCTGCTGTAAATGCTGAAACAAACAGAGGCAAGGCAGCAGGATTATACATAGATAGAAAAATAATAAAAACAGGTAAATTAGAAGAGATGTCATTGGAACAATTAGAAGCAAAGATGAAAAAAATATTAGAGGATTATTCACAAATTATTGACGTAACCCCTGAAGTAAAAGAGATAGAAGAATCATAGTTTTTTACGTTTCTTTTTTTTAGATTTTTTATCATAGTCCTCATATTCTTTAATTAGTCTCTCCGATGGGTGATAGACATCTACATGAGTATGACACTTTGGACAAGATAGATTT